TCACCACTGCCGATATTCGTATTTAACGGCATACCAGTGATTTGTACAGGAAAGTTTAGACCTACTTCTACGTTGGTATAGCCTACTTCTGCCGCTGTTAGTGTAATTTGACCAGCATTAACGGTTCTTTCTGGCAGAACAATCCCGTCTGCTACGATCTGAACGGTCAATCCATTCAGATGGAATAATCCACTAATAGTGGTGTCCGTTGGCCCAGGATTGAATATGGTTGAATCGTCCATTAAATGATCGAATGACCAGCGTTCAACGTGGTATTCAGTTGTGTTATGAGCGTCTACTTTCCGTTTAACAATCATGTATAACTGATCGTCTACTACCGTGGCATTAGTGATAACTCCAGGCTCAGAAATAGCAGTAGGATACGTTGTAGACGCAGTTTCCCATCGGGTAAACCCGTTAATGTCTTGTGCTCGCAGCGTATTAAGGACTGTAACAGTACCGTCAGTGTTCGTTATGAATAACCAATTAGCATCCTCGCTAGTCGTACCAGACAACATAGCCATATCTGTAGGCTGTTTAATTAATTGAGACGATAGTACCGACCTGTCATGGGCAACATAAGCATCTTCGTTAAACGAATAGACAAAATCGTAAATAGTCTTGCCATTCCTATCCACGAATATGGTAGATCCGTCTACGTCTACGACCTCTACATACGCAGCACCATGATTTGTTTGCGGCGCTATCCCTACGCTTGTAGGTGTAACAGGCTTGCTGGTAACAGAGAACTCAGCCCCAGACGTGAATATCTGTAGGTTTCTGCCAGGATAAACATCGATGATTTCGTTTAGCTTGCGAGATGAGATGGTGGCAAAGATCCCTTCATCGTCAGCACCGTCGTCAATTTCAAAGTCAAAGAATGACCCAGACTTAGAAAAGAATACTGATGCAGTCTTAGACTTAGTGCCGCCAAGGACTAACCGGCCCTCGAAGAAACATGCAGTCTTGGGATAGCCACGAGTAGCAGACCATACGGGTTCTTTTCTAGGCGATCCTACTTGAGTCTGAGTAAATACGAGCGTGTTATCCTGATTACCAGAAGTAGGGAAACCAGAAAATAATTCAAAGTCCTTAGTAGACTCTCCGCTAATCGTTATGGTGTACTGTCTTGTCCCTGTTCTAGCTACTGCTACGCCTGTCTCTCCAAACGTAGGCATTTCTTGTAGGTTTTTCTGGATGTTAAATACAGTAGAACTTTGTTCAGCAGCAGTGTTATCTCCTGCAAAAGTAATATTTTTTGACAATACACTTTCAACATCTATCTGGAATTGATCTCCAAGCTCCCAGTTATGCCCAGATCCATGAGTCAGCGTCATTACCTGTATTTCATTAACTGGAGTAGGACTCAGATCATCATCAAAGTCAAACATAGGCACGTTGGTAAATGGCACTTCATCCAAGAACCAATCTGCATCCGTACCCAAGTTAATCAATCGTTGTGGCGGCACGTCTTCTTGGAACAGCAACATGACACTTTCAGTTTGCGTATCCCTGATTGTTGCTACTTGAGCAGCAGTGTACGGAACCTTAACGTCGGCAACATAGTTTCCTGGATTCTTAAAAATCCTGATATTCCCGTCAGTAACCGATAATAAATAGTTTCGATCAGTCGTTACGCTAAAGTTTAGCAACTTAGATTCTGATGGATCGCCAGCAGTAGTTGTCTGGGTGATTAGATTGAACCCTGCCAAAGTAACAACAGACGCGCCAAGTGGATCCGCCCCAACTCTAGCTAGACGGACATATCTTTCTGCTGATCCAATGGGAATTCTAAAGTCTTGTGGATTTGTTCCAAGTAGAGGAACAGTGCCAACGGTAGTCCATGTACTTGCGTTAGGAGAGTCTTGTATGACGAACTCAGTAGATGACCCGCTAGACAAGCTAATCTGTCTTAGGTCTGCAAATACTGCCGTAGTCTTGAATACAGGCGTTGCAGTACGGTCGTAGTACCCGACAACGTATGGGTTGATCGTTGAAATACCCAGCGTTGTAGACGTTGTAGTAGTGTCGTCACCGTCATTAGCTACTGATCCAGACCCGCCATTAGGCATGATTGGATTCTGAGCCGTTAGACGCTCCAGTTTATTCAGGACAGTATCGATATACTCAGTGCCAGGACGACGCTTAACACCGCCCTGTGGGACTAGAACGACGTTGTTAGCTGTCTGTAACCCTTGGTAATACTGATTAATATCAGTACGGCCTCGCATTAATGGGGATATCTCTCCACTAACAAAGTTATTTTGGATAAAGCGAGACTTGGCCACTAGAACCTCACGTTAACAAAAGGGTTGCTCGTGATAGGTGTCATTGGGTATTGCTGGGAGTCTGTATATCGGGCCATCCTAGAAGCGTTTACATACTCAGCAGACATTTCTTGCCGTGATGCTGAACTGTCTCGGATGCTCGTTGCAAAATCTTTAGCCAGTGCATACTCAATCATCTGAGTGAAGTACGGTGGCCATGTTGATTCTGGAGCGTTATAAATATAGTCGCAGTAAAGTGGGCCTGTATTGTTGGCGTACACTTTATTGCCATAAATCTGGTATCTGATTCCTGGATATATCTTAATCAGGAATAATAAATCTGAAGGTAGCTGATAGATTGAGTCCCATTCTTGATCGATTGGAACTTCCGTTGTAAGCGATAGCTGTGCTTTTACTCTAGCAAATCCCCATCTGTGCTTTGTTAGCTCAGACCGGACAATGCTGTCATACAACGTATTAGCAACTTGTTGGGCCCTAGAACCGCCGATTAGTGAATTGATTGGAGTATCCCCGATCAAGACTAACGCACCATTAACTACGCCAATTTTAGTTGCCATATTGTTACCTAAAAGAAATGGGGGCCCGAAGACCCCCGATAACTTATGAATCGCCTAATGCGGTTCCAGATGCACAGTCAATGCTTGTGCCACTGTTAGTTTTCACAAACGTGATTGTAACAGCAGCCGCATCGCTATCACTTACGATGATAACGTCATTAACTTGCAGCTCATTGATTGCTGGAAGGAAGTAATCCGTACCAGTAACCGTGGCGATTGAATCGGAAGACGCATAAGCGAATACCTTTTGTGAATCACCACTTCCGCCAATGCGGGACAGTTTCGTGTAATCGAAAGCCATTGCTAGTTACTCCTTAAGCAGTTTTGTCGTATTGAACTTTAACTAAACCACCCTCGTCGCGAACGACAGAGCCAGCTTTCAACATACCATTACTTAACCAAGAGGTACGTTCAGCGATCCAGTTAATTTCAGTTTTCATGTCGATACCAACGGCCAAGCCAACAGCAGGACGTTGATAGAACCATGAGTCAACGATGTTACCGGCTTCAGTCAAACCACCTTCAGTCCGAGTTTCAATGATGATGAATCGGAACCCTACAAGGGTATTGATCTCACCAGAAACCAGAGCTTTGATGTTCTGATAGTCCGTAGACGTTGCCAGTTCATCGTTCAACAAACCACCTAAGCCTTCAGCTTCGATGACTGCGAACAGGTCAGTGTTGGGTACACCTTGGTCACGCAATTCAACTTGGGCTTGGATTACCTTAGCCATAGTTAAGTTTGCAGCACCAGCAGGTACAGTAGTTGTTAATGGAGTCGAGGCATCCATAGCATCGATAACCAACTGGTCACAACGACGACCCAAAGCACCGGCAATAGTCATTGCCAATTCTTGTTTCTCATCGAAGTTAACATCAGCTTGGTCAAAGATGTCGGTGTACTCAGGCGCATTCCAGTTAGCCAACGTAGCAGTCTTGAACTCATGGCTTACGTCCATAGGAGTTACGAGATCTGAAGTTGATTTCTGGTTTGCAAGGCCCTTGCCTTGACGACGGAATTTGTAGGTATCACCTACGACGTTGTTGCGTACAGTTACAGAATTTTTCAGCAAGCCCATGCCCTGATAGGCGTGTTTAACCATGCTGTCAAATTCTGTTACCGCAACAGAAGATAATTGTTTTGACATTAGTCTAATCCTCAAAATTTATAATAATCTACACAAGTGTTTCACATGAAACATTTGCTGGTTATGAGGTTTTGACTGAGTGCCCGACAGATCGGTCAGCCTTCAACCCAAATCTGTCAGATCCGCGATGGGAGTCCCTGACAGACATATAATATCATTTTACTTTATAAAAGCAACTAACCGAATACCTGAACATTCGGCTTGTCACCACCAAAAGCATACATCATTTCTTGAATTTTCTTTTCATGGTTAGAGTCTACTGACCGCAGAAGGTTGCCGTTCTCGTCCTTTCGGAACATCTCTTTCTCGATGTCAGGCCAAGTAATTCCACCAGGAACAACATGCCCGTCGATAGGAAGTTTTTGCGGTGCCGTACTCTTGATTAGTGCCTCTACCAGCATGATAGATTCAGCAGAGTTAACAGCATAACGAACTTGCTCGTAGACCTCAGCGTCCAGATTGTTCTTCATAAACTGTTCTACGGTCTTGATACGATCCGTTGCGTTGTCGCCTAACTTGGCAATCTCAACTTCAGCAGATACCTCTTCTACGGCCTCTGATTGAGCAGACAACAATTCCCACGCCTTGTTAAAGTAGTCTTGGGACATATTAGTCTCAGCAGCAAAGCCCATTAGCTCTTGCATCAGCTCGTCTTCTTGGTCGATACCTTCAGGCATTGAGTAGCCGTCTTTAGGAGCGCCCTTGAACGCACCAAACTTCTTTTCTAACTCAGTATAAGCAGCGGCTTGATCGGCGACTGACTTGTATCTGTCAGACTTGTACCATTCTGGTGCCTCACCGGTTCCCTTGATCCCGTCAGTTAGGAAGTATTCACCCTCAGATAATTCTGGTTGGGCAGCATCTACTAAACTAACTGGCTGTGCTTCTACTGCAACATCGTTTTCTACTGATTGTTCACTCATAGTTATCTCCACGCATATTGAATTACAGCCCG